AGAGTTGTTAGTATAAATTGCCAATCAGATTCTTTAGGTTCTAAAAAATATTTCCATTCAAGATTACAGGCTTTGGCCACCTTCTTCATTAAATCTTCTCTGTACTTCAGATAATTATTACAAATATCAACAGCTACCCATGGTTCACATTGAAACAATCCCCTGGCTGGGCCTTTTATTTGTTTTAGATAAACAAATTTAGATTCCACTAGACCTGTGTTATAAATAAGATCCAATGCCTCAGGGCTGTTTAGATCTATCTTTTCAAGAGTATCATTAATAATGTCTCTCATCTGTTTTTGATCAATCAAATCAGATTCTCCGATTATAGTGAACAATAATATCCATTTTAGCAAGGCTATTTGCCTTTAAAAACACCTTCAATCACATCAGTAACTACATCAACAATCTTTTCAAAGAATATCTGCTCTTTATCCTCAGAAACAAATGGAATATCTATTCTTTTATTGATAGCCGATGCAATCTTTTCAGCCATATCATCAGAGCCTAGAGATTTAATGGCTTCCTCTTGCATTTTTTCAGCTTGTGCCTCGGCCAACTGAATTAGCATTGATTTAATATCCATATTAAGATTCCTTTATCTTTTTAATTTTATAGTATAAATATACAATATTCATGATGGCTATTGTTAGCCCCAGGAAGTATGGGAGCAGATCCATAAATACAATCCCCATGCCCACAAAGCTAGACCCAGAGACTTTAAGGCTATCCATTAACACCTCGCAACCTGTCTAGTTCCTTCTCCAGGTATTCAATTCTTTGATTCTGTTTTATGTCGGCTGGAATCTCAGCATTTTGATTTGCATCAGCATCCTCTTCCATCCTGGTTATATGTTCCTCATTCATCGCCACCTGGTACTCTAAAAATGATATTCTAGTATTAAGCTGACCATAGCCCCAGACCATAGCACCGATTAATCCAACTGCCTGGATCAACATAGGGAGACTAATATTTAAACTACTAGAATCTGAAATTGGATTAGTGTCTGCCATTAATTCTGCTCACAGAGCCTTTTATTTCCATTAAAACATCGCTCATATCATTAACTTCTTTAACAAGATCCTCATGTCTGCGATCCCTGGTTTCATCCGACCTGTTCCATCTGTCTAAAAATTTTAATGTGATTCCCTCAATGTTTGCAATTCTAGTTGATTGTTCTTCATTTTCTATTTTTAAAGCATCTAAAGATTCAGCCTGTTGGTTAGCTCTTTTGCTCATAGAATAAACAAGAAAAACAAACATAGCCCCAACCACACCGATCATCCCAGCCTCTGAGTAAAGTGCTAAAAATTCTTCCATTAATTATTTCCATTACCCTTTATAATACTTTCTATTTTTGCACAGACTTCCATAAATCCAATTACTTTCTTTTCTTCTTTTTTCTCCAGCTTAATGGATTTAGGTTTAAGTCTAACTCCTTTTGATACCAATTTAATTCTTCCTCAATAGCCTGATATTCTTTTTCCATTTTATCATATCTAGATTGTTCCTCAGAGATATGTTTTTGAACAAGATTGGATATTTGAGAATCAGCATCTGTAACCCTCTGTTCCAATACTGTGATTCTATTTTCAATTCTCCAAGCTGCATAAATAATCCCACCCACCAGAAATAACAACTGGCCAAGCCACTTAATATTAATATTGAGGGCGAGATTGTCATCAATAACACCCCCTCTGATAGATCTAGCAGTTTGAGGCTTTCCATTTATAGACCCATTAGCCATCTAATTACCAATATAAACATCCAGATAAATCCAGTAACACCTATCCAAAAATGAAGTTCTGAATCATCGGACATTTCTCAGATCCTCATATTGATGATGATAATAGCACCATTTATTTCCATCATACAGATTTGTGTACCAATGAACAACAGAATCCTGGTCTATAATCTCATTAAAGATTGTAGAGTAGTGAGTAGAATCAGGAGCAATATTCTGGCCTGTAATACTTGATTTACAGCCCATCCCATAAATCAGAACAAAAAGCATTAATATTGAGAAGAGGTAAATTCCCAGGCTCATTTGTATTTTTTTAATTAGAGTCCTGTCCTTTTCCATTCTTCTCTTTTTCTTTTATGGCATTTTCATATCCATTAATTAGAAATTGAATTTCACTCACTTCTCTTTGAAGTAGCTCAAGTCTAGCTTTTAGCTCTTCGATTCGGTCTTGTTCATTCATTAAGACTTTGAATCTTCATATTTCTTTTTAACAGCATCTGTCCAGACAGCACCTGCTAATGCCTTTACCTCATCAGACTCAGAAGAAACATCTGCATCGGGCATTAAAGATCTCCTGTTATATTTATATGATATTTCTTCACCATCTTCCATTACTGATATTCTTTCTCTAATTTGAATACACTTATACTCACCCCTGACTTCATAATCAAAGGTTGATTCTTTACTTAGTGCCATTATTAACTCCTATTCTTAGTTCCATTTAATTGTCCAATTAAAATATTTATGTTGTTTGATATGTAATCTGAAAATTTATAGTACCACTTGTGCCTATATCATCACCATTAATCGCTTGTTGTCCATCGGCAGCATCTGCTTGACCAACAAAATAAGAAGTAGCATCTGCACCCCCAGCAGTACCACATCTTATGTAAGCACTCTCTGTATCTAAAGCTGCTCCAGATTGGACAACAGCAGCTCCAATAAAATTATTCATCCCACTAACAGCAGTAAATGGCAATTCCATTCTTAAAGGGTCTGTTGTTGTAGCTGTTCCACTAGCAGTCATTCCAATAGAACCAAAAACACTAACCATTCCACCAACCTTTACATATTTCCCATGCTGAAAATTATAATTAGTAGAACTAAAGCCCTGAGTCCAGGCAGGTGTCCATGTACCCTCTTCATAATCATCTAAGGTGTTAGCATCTGCACTAGCACTTTGAGTAGCTGGGAATTTTAATTGACCACTTGCAAGTTCTACTAGACCACTAGCATTTGCAAATTTTATAGTATCCCCATAAATATTCATATCCTCATAAGCATCATTATCATCATTCATTGATATTAAATCAACTCGACCAGCTGTAGGTGATGCATTTACTTCAAAATTACAATTAGCAGTACCACTAGTAATATGTAAAGCATTTCTAGGATGCCCACCAATGCCTACTCTATCTGTGTTTAAATACAAAGGAGAGGCAGTACCATCTCCATCAACTACTTGAATAGCATTACTATTATTTCCAGCCACAAGGCTATCTGTGTTTCCACTTAATTTTAAAAGTGATGTATAGCTACTTGCTATACTTGCTCCTGTTAAACTTGCCATATTTTAATCCTTTATACTATATCTTCCCACTTGCGAGTTTCATTTTCCCAAGTGTCATTTATTGAATTCCATAGATCCCTAACCAGCCTAGCTGTTTGAGTGATCATGGAGTTAATTCTTAAAGTAAGTGTATTAAACATTAGCCGACATAAGCTATGCACTTACCAGATGCCAAAGTGAAACCTGTCCATCTCCCAAAGATTGTCATTCCCTGGGGAAAGGTTACACCATCAATAGCTGCTCCCCCATTGGAGTCAATGAGTGTTCCAGCTCCTGTGTCATCTAGAAAAAGTTGCTCAGTTTCAGCGATTAAACCACCACTTCCACTTGCAAAAACTGTATCCTCTATAAATTGGATTGCTAAAAAAACATTAGAACCAGCCCCACATGTTACTGCTGTTGTTCCTGTTACCAGGATCGCACCATTCTGGCCGATTGCTAAATTCTGAGCCTCTACTACTGCATATTGATTTGCCATGTTGTTTCTCCTTCTTATGCCTTACCGAGCCTGGCTATCTCATGGGCATGTTGATTAAATTATTTCTTTGCTTTTTTAGCTTTCTTGATCTCACTACCATCTTGATTACATTCCTGGAATCTATCTTTTAAGGATTTAAGATCATGAACTTGTGGATTGTATTCTATGATTGATCCACTAGGTTTTTTAAAGTATTTCATTTTTTTCCTTCTCTTGGGAGGGGAGACATAAAGCCTCCCCACCCTCGATTTGTTTACAGATTAAGAAACATCAGATAAGATATAGACACCATAAGCATCTTTAATCTCAACTTCACCCCAGAATCCAACAGCTACATAAGCTGTGTATCTAGCAGATTCATTTCTCTCAGATCTGATCCTGAATAAACCTTCAGCACCAACTCCAAGACCGATAGCTCCTTTGCTGAAAGCAAAACCAGCAGCATCTCCACCAGATCCTACATTTTCATCAATCTGATCTGACCAATAAACATTAAATCCAGCTATTGATCCCACATAACCAGTTTGAAAGGCTTCTTCACCTTTACTTCCCATCATCCCGATAGGTCTGGCAGTTGCAGTATCAGTTGTAGATGAACCAGCTGTGTCCAAAGCAGTATTATGGAGCAAGGATATAATTCCTTTGCTACCCCACACCTGTTTTGGGCTTAAGACCAGCGAGTAAGGCATCGCAGCTCCAGCTGCTCTTAATTGCCTCATACTTCCGAATATATGGCTAAGAGCCAAACTAGATCCAGCACCACACTCAGTTTGAGAAAAAGATTTCCCAAGTTCTACAAGGTCATCATCTAGTTTAGCAGCTACTGCATTTCCCAAAGCTGGGCCAGCATTAGAATCTACATTATCACCTGAACCCATTAGAACAAGATCAGAAACATCTGCCTCGATTACATGTTCAGAGATTGTTGCAGTTCGAGCTGCCGAAGTAATAGCCACAGCAGTTGTGGCAGTTGCTTGTGTAGCAGCAGTTACATTACTAGAAGTTAGTTTTGTCCAATCTGAAAATTGAACAGAGTTAGATCCTCTAGCTGCTTGTTTAACAGTTACCAGGGGAAACATTACATTGACATGATTAAAAGCGATAATTGCATCGCCAATAGTTTTCCCTAGACCACCAGCAGCAGTTGAGGTATTAGTTAAGGCCATTTTAATTCTCCATTAAAAGGGTTAATTATTTTTCATAGGGCTTTTTCAAAGTTCCCTCTCCAAATCCACTAAACATTCCTATGCTATTAGGCTTTTTACCTTTTTGGATATTCTCACCTCTCTCTTCATGAATATCCAGGTAATCATTATAGCTCACTTTCGATCCTTTATAAGTACACTCAATATCTTTTCCACCATCAACCTTTTTATGTTTTAGGTCATTGTTGGGATCAAGTGCTTTTTTAAAATCAATCGCCATAAGCTATTTTTATGTTACCAGATGTTTGAGCAGTATTAGCTTTGGAATATCCCTCTGCATCATTCTGGGCCCATTCAGGTAGTGATTCATAACCACCATTATCAGTAGGCTTAGAATTATCAACAGGGGCTGGAGATTTAGATCTTATCTTTTCCCAATGAAGTTCCAATTTATCTAATGGCATATCGCCATAAATTGCCCGATCATTTTCAGGTAGATTAGATACTATCGCATCTCTGCGAGTTTCCTGATAATCATCCCATTGTTTAGCTTTAGATTCAGCAGATTGCAGCTTTGAATTCATATCAGCCATAATCTGATCATAGTTGCCTTTAGCCTCTAGCTCTTTGAGCTGCCTAGCCTCGGCCTCACTTTTGATCTTTGCATTCAATGAATCTAATTCAGATTTCATGGTATTTTTTTCATCCACCAACTCCTTAAATCGAGCATAAGGTATTGATTCGATGGGTTGCTTTTTTTCACTAGCAGTAGTGGGTTCTTCTTTAGAGTCCTGAACTGGACTTTTTTCTTCACTCATTTTAACCTCTTGTTTGAGTTATTAGGACTTTTTGCCAATCTTAAATTCAACAGGCTTTTTAGTAACCTGTTTAATATTAGTGGCTAATTTTTTATTAATTCTTTTTAAGGTATCCCTGGATACTGCATCTAAGATCTTATCATTGAACATATCATATCCCATTTTCTGCCTAAGATTCTCAGCCCTGGATGCAAAAGTTCCAATAAGTCCAATGGTTACACCATCACTCTCAACTTTTCTAACTTTTAGATTGTCTAGCATCTTCCCTGTTAAAGTTAGGTTCACAAAACTGGTTTGTGTACTAGCCTGTGATCTAGCTGCTTTCCTTGATGATTTATTAATAGCATATTCAGTAGAGTAAGATCCTTTGATGGCTCTCTTATCTCTAATCTGTTCCCTGACTACATTGGAGGCATTGTTGCCAACATCTCTCCAATCATTTAATGGAATATCTACAATTCTTTTAAGATCTGGTAATTGTGATCTAGTTTGCATCTAATTGCCTATTAGCTTGTTCACCTTTAAACTGAGACTTCTTGGTAAATGGTAAAGCCTCATGCCTACAGCCGAAATGAGTTCCAGATGTGAAAGCACCAGGGAATTCATTATCAAATTCTTCTTTAGTCATCGGCCCTAATGCGATAAGCTGTAAACATTCATCACTTGTTCTGTTATCTATTGGCCCTGACCATATATAGAGATTATCACTAGGAGCATTGTTGGCCATCTCAGCAGATACATTCCTGGAGAATTTCCTCAATGAATCATCCACCAAAGCCTCTGCCTGTGATGGTGTTAATCCAAATGATCCAACTATATCCTCAAAATCTGAAGTAGGTAGATCCCCAATAACAGATTCAATCATTAATCTTTTCATCTGATCAACTTTATCTTTCACCTTATTTTGGTATACAATAAGATCTGATCTTATTAAAGACTCAATAACTGTTTCAGATATATCAGCAAAAGATTGCATCCCTTTAAGTTCCAGGGCATATTGAGTCATCAGCTTGTCTAATTCACTATTCATCTTTCTGCCCACAATAGCCTCAATATCAAGATCTAATAATTCTTTGACTATTATATCATTAGAGACATTAGCCTCTTTAGCTCTTTTATAAATTCCTATCACAGTAGCTTGTAAGGTTTCAAATGCTTTGTTAAAATCTTCACCTGAATACATTAGCTTTGAAGTATATTAAGTAATGGAGTCTCAGGTTGTTCTTCTTCCCTAATCTCATTTAGTTTAATCTCTGCCTCTGCATCATCCATATCAGGATTGAATTTCAATATCAATTCTTTTTTAGTCATAATGCCTTGCTCTAGCATGAATAAATATTTGTCTTTTTCTTCAGCCCAGGACAAAGGAAACTGAGCCTCTGAGAAGTCTAGGCTATAAGATTCAGATAGGTTTCTACCCTCATGAACCTGGAGTAATGTTCTATCAATCTCATATCTATTATGTTCCCACTCCCTAAAATATGGAATATCAGATTCTCTGGATTCTATATTGCCTATGCTCATGATTCTTAGAGCCTCGCCACTTGGAGGAGTTCCACCTTCCCCCCATCTAATTGCAAGATCATGGTTCTGAGCTAATTGATTGCATATAACTTTAATAGCCTCATACATATCTCTGATTGACCCAGTAGGACTAACATAAGATAATGATGAACCTTCAGGGAGAGCAATCAGCCTTTCTATTCCAGCTTTTAGATTCGGGATTTCAGTATCAATCCCTGTAACTACTGGTTGACCCAATGCAAATCTAATTGCTAGTGCCAGTTCGGTATAAGCTATGGAAATTTGAAGTGCTGCTCTTGCTACATCCATTGAGTTGCTTTGGAATTCAACTTTAGAGATAGGGATGATACCATAGGGATTAATTAGATCAGTATTTGAGCCAATAGGTTTAATCCTTCCAGCAGTATCGAATACAAAATGTAACCCAGGCTCACCATTTACAGATTCAGACCAGAAAACAAACTGCCTATCACCTTTGGCATCTCTACCCCTCTCATAGCTCATTCCAAACACTTCACCATCTTCTGTAATATACTCTTTAGCATGAGGAATAATATCATAGCTGATTCTCTTATGCCTCTCAGAATATTTAGATCTGAAATAACACTTACCTAACAACCAAGCAACCTCTGAGAATTCCCTGGCTTTAGAATCAAGCATGAAAGTAGAATTAAGATAATCAGAGGCATCTTCACCATTAATAAATCTTTGAAGATTCTTTAAAACCATCATCCTGGACTTAGCAAACCTCGGAACAATTCTCATACCAAAGCTAGGAACTTGTGATAGTGTTGATCCTGGAAACCATTGCTCCAGATGTTTATCAAGATTCCTATTGTAATAAAAGTCTAAAGCCACATTCTTTTCAGCAACTTCTTTTTTCATCATTATATCTTCTGCTCTTCTAACTGAATCAATTACAGCCTGTCTCCCCAAATCAGGCAGCATTATTTTATCATGAAATTCCATAACTATCCTTAACTGATGGCATGGGTGTTGGACATCCTTATATCAGAAATAATGGAAAGGTGCTGTGTGTGTTTCCTGTCTAGGTACTTTCCATAGTAGTGGAGTCCAACAGAAAGGGAAACCATGCCAATTATAAAACCTGTAATAAATGCTACCATTGTTGGATCAGCATTTCTTTTTTCTTTATTGGAAATAAATATGAGGCCATATAGCCTAAACTATCTGTGAGATGTGTTTGCTTTGGATCTCTCTTATCTATATCAAATCCTCTCCATACATTCTGCTCTAAATCCATTACAAGATTAGGGCAGTTTTCAACAGAGAAATTCCCATCTCTGATTAACTTATTAACACAATTCACTCTCTCCCTCACAGGTGGATTACTCCTGGGGCTTTTAACATTAAAGCCATTCATCCTGAGAATATCATGATCAGATTTAGTAGCTGATGATCTTCTAGCTTTCCCAGAACTATCAACATATATATCTGCACCTGGGAAATCTTGCATCATAAGTTCAGCCATGTCATAGGTTGTAGCATTCATCATTCTATATTCTTTAAATACATGAACCCAAGATCCTGAAAAGTAACAAGCTAAAGCAGAGGCATAATCCACATTAAAATCCATCATAAGAATTACAGGTAAGCTATCAAGATCATTCCTGTTTACCAGATGCTTATCCCTGTCAAATTCAGAATAGACTCTGCCCTGAGTTAAGTTTACAAACTTCCCATGAACATAGGCATCAATCTGTTCTTTAGAATAAGTGGTTAAAAGATTATCTTTATATTCTTGAGGCAGATGCTTATTATCTAAAGTAGATCCAATAACAACTCCCATATCTATATCAGTTCTGTTAGTAAGCTCATAACCCCAGTTCATCTGCTCTGGTGTACCAGTTAAAAAGATCTCAGATTGTTCTGATTCAGGATGCCTCACCCTTGCAACTATTTGATCAAATACATCTTTTTTCTGAATAAATGGTTCATCTATTGCTCCCCAGGATAAATTTGGCCCTCTAAGTGATTCAGGTTTATCTCCAGAACCTAGCCAGATATGTCCATCCCAGTTGTGAATAATGAACTCCCCCTTCATCTGGTTGTAAGTATAATCTAATCCTGTCCTATTCATAATCTCTTTAAGAGTTATTACTATTGTTTTCTGAGACAAG